TTTAACGATCATACTACCGCCACGAAACCAACAGAAGTTGGTGGTTATCTTGTATTTCATTTATTTATCTGTGGTTAGTGCCAATTCTGCATATTTAATCATATGTGGTTCAAGCATTTGGTCACATACTTCTAAAACTCTCATAAACTCTTCAGAATCTTCACACGCAATTATTTTACTATCTCCATCACTACTTTTAAGTTTGAAGGTTTTAGCACAAATGTCTACAATAACTTCGTATACAAATTCTTCCATATAAGAATTATTTTTTTATCATTATAGCATATGTATAAAAATCGTCAAGAGAGTGTAAGGCTTGTGCTCCCAATACCAGCGACAGTAAATGTCAGTGTTGAACCAACAACACTTATTTCTACTCCATTAAATGATTGTGCATAGGTATCACCGTATATAAAAACATCTTGGGTAAATTCTGTTTTCTGATCGATATAATTTATATCGTCACCGTCATAATCAGGAGTTGGAACTCCACCTTCTTTAAAATCACTCATCTACGAGCTCCACTTCCTCTTCGATTAGTTGGATTACCTGTGCCACCACCAAATCCACCTTGAGGAGCTGCAGCAGCTGCATTTAATGCACTGGCAGGAACAGCAGTTCCAGCAAAAACTTGTGTTGCCCAATTTACGTCTCTTGCTACTATTCTTTTAACTTTAATAGCACCCTTTGATGTTATTAATGTAATATTTGTTTTACCACCAATATCGATATTATTTCCACTGATTCTTGTTTTTCTAGCATTTATCCTTGTGGTATTTTGTGATGTAGCAATTAATTCTGCTGAGTCTATATCAACTTTACCACCAGTAGTTAATTCAATATTTTCTTCAGCATCTAAAAATATATTTCTTCCTTTTATTCGTATATCACCCTCTCCTTCCGCAGATATCGCAACGTCACCTCTTGTCCCAACTATATTAATACATAAACCTCCACCATCAACATTTGCTCCACCTGCTATTGTAATACATTGATCTGCAAATATTTGAAATTGTCCATCACCCATCATACCCAAATTGCTAACGTCTTTTGAGTCTGAATATCCATACAAATTGTATGCAATATTTCCCGCAGTTCCTAACTCAGGGTTTGCTGTTTCGATTCTAAAATGAGGACCAAAAGAGTCGTATTGTCTCTTTTGCCAATTTTGATTTTCTGCTGGTGTAGTCATACTTTATTTAGTACCCTCCTCCATATCCACCGCCACCTGACGACCCACCACCTGATCCCGAAGACCCGCCACCACTAGGAGGACTAGTAGGAGGAGGAGTATAAGGTTGTTGACTCGGTTGAGATGGTTGTTGAGATGGTTGTTGAGTTGGTGTCTGGTCTGGGATGTCCATTTGAGGAGCTGTTGTAGGACTACTTGTGTCAGGCTGACTTGTTGTAACGGTGTCGGAAACATTTTGAACTGGTGCTGATGAAACTGTGGTGTAAGAGGTAGACATTGACATCATTCCTCTTGAAGTTCTACTTTCTTGAGGTGTATCATATATTATCATATCATTACTTGAGTGTTTTACACCTGTCATCTTTACACCATTTGACATAACGTGGAATGGTCCATAATATGGTTCACCATTTACAAATCCTACTATATTAGCATTCCTTGGTGAAACACAATCAATAACTTGTTTCACCTCACCTTGATACTCTGGTCTCGGTGCTAGTTGAGCTTTTAACAACGCACCAATACCAGTTGATGAAATTACCTCTAATTCAGGTAAAGTTGTGTACGGTTCTAAATTATTTGTTTCTGGATTTGGAGGTATAACGTTTAATATTCTACCTTGTTCGTCTAAAAACTTTTGATATTCATTTCCTTTATCATCAACAACTTTATCTTCCTGTTTGTAATTTTCACCAGGTTTCACTACCACAACATGATCAACTGTATAAGGTCCCTCATCACCCTCTTCAGGTTCAATCACTGGATAATTTTCACCTGCACTAACTATGTACACATCAGTAAGTTGTTGATATGTAGGTGAAGATGGATCATAATCAATAACTGCTCTAGCTACAGCCCCATAACCTTTACGACAAGTATCTTCAATTTCTACAAATGGTGCAGACTGATAACCTGAACCAGCATTTTTAACTTTCATACCAATCAAACTAGCAGTTTGAACTGCGAAAGTATCACTAACTATAGCACCTAATATTGGATTAACTTGTGCACCTTGTCCACCACCGCCAAAGATATTTACTTTTATACCTGAACAATTTAATGGTGGTCCTGTATAACAATCACTTAAAGTACTACTAAAACCTGGTGTGCTTACATCTGGTCTCATAAAATCAAAAAATCCAAGATTACCTAATACACCACCAGGACTCGCTGCTGCCTCTTTAAGTTCTTGAGCAGCATTTGCAATCGCTAAGACTTTACCTGCGATATTTTCTAAATTAAGATTACCAGGTCCAGCACCTAAAATCCATTTATTAGTTTTTGCACCTAAATCAGCAGTTGGTATATCACAATCATCAAAAACACTTGCTATTCCTAGTAATCCCTCTGCTTTACCTCTTAACAATCCTTCTATATCTCCACTAGGAAATATATTTGCCACTCCAGAAATCACATTAGCCAATTCACTGTTAATACCTTTAATCATATCATTAAATAATGCACCAATAAATTGATCACCAATACAATCAGTAAAATTATCAACATTATTTGTAAATTCTGCTAGTAAATTAGCAACATCTACTGTCAATTTATCAGTTATATTTTTAACTGCACAGGGCATTGCATTTTGAATACTCATTACAGGTCCAACCATTGCTACTTGAGCGGCTTGTGCTGCCTTCTTTGCAAGGGCAAGATTACCTGTTTTCCCCATAATCTCACCAAACTTATCTTTGTATAGTTTATTTAAACCACCATTCAATTGTGGTGCTAATTCATCAAAAGTCGTATTTACCATATCCTTTATCATAGGTTTTGTTGCAGAGACTATTTGCTTAGATGCAGTTGACAATTCTTTGAATTTATCTTTAGGAATGGAAGTTTTTACAGAATTCAAACTATTTTTTAAAGTGTTTTTAATTTTATTGGTTGATTTAGTATTATTCACTGCTGCTTGCACACCACTTCCAAGAATTATTTCTTGACCAATACCTTTAAATGCTTGCGTATCTATTGTAGAAAATTGTTTTTTTAAATTTTCAACTATAGGTTTTGCATTTTCTGCTGTATTTTTTAAACCTGTTTGAACTGCTCCTGAACTCAATACCGTATTCAATTCAGTTGAAATTTGTTCAGCATTTGCCAGCACCTCATCTGAGTTTACAAGTTGTTCTAATTGTGCCTTACCTTTCTCTTGTTGTTCTTTTAAATCATCAACAATTTCTTTTGTTAAAAATCTTGGTGACTTCTGACTTTTATTTGAATCATCACCACCCTCGTTTTTTGAAATGAAATCATTATTTGGTTTTATCTTACTGGTGTAACCTGTAAATGGTTGGAATGGTGATTTATATTCTTCATCACTTGCATAATAAGGACCAGTATTCGCAAAAATTCCTAGAATAACTGGTAGTTGTGCGTCATCACCATCAAGAAAGAAACCCATAACAGTGTCACCTGGTGAAATACGAATCGACCTTGCACGATTTGCCTTACCCGATCCTCCTTGTGATGATAATAATACTTGTGCCCAAGGTAAACTTTTATCTGGAAGTTCAGTTATATCTGCTGGATGATACCCAAATATACGAACTTTCATTCTACAACCCCAAGTTCCACCAATTTGATTAATTTGATTACCCTGTGCCTCTTCTGGTGCAACTTGACCAATCCACCAACGGAAACCGTCTTTACCTAAAAAATTTGTTTTTAAAAAATTATTTTCTATCATTTTGTTCCGAAAGTATCTCTAACTAATTTCAATTTTGAATACGAACCTTTTGCATCAAAAAAATGAGCCAATTCTTTTATCATATATAGACCACTTGTTTCAGGATCTGGTTCTTTTCTCATATTATCACCAGTCAAAGGAAATTCACACTTTACGATATGACCTGCTGATAAATTACAATTGAATGGAATTGTAATTTCTAAAACTTGTGTAAACAATTGATTATACCTAGTCATACTTTGTGCTTGAATTTTCTCTGGATCTGCATTTCTTTTTGAAGATGAATTCCATCCCTCATCTACAGCATCTTCTTCAATCGTACCGACATCTAACATACTTACAAATATTCTAGTAGGAAGATCACCTAGTGTATCGTCACTCTTATCATCAACTCTTGGTAGGTCTATTGGTTTAGAACCTAACTTACTCATACCATCAGGTTTAATATAATCTGATGATTTAAAAACTGATATTGAGGGTTTAAATGATACGGGATTTATATAATAACGCTGACTACTAAATGCACCTCTTTCAAGTTTTGAAATTAAATCTTGATTGCGATTTATACCATATCTTAATATTTTAAAATCTCGATTACGATCTTCTGAATTGACTATGCCTGGTGTAAATTTATAAGTTTTTGGAAAAGGCTCCTCCTCTATTAAATTATCTATTGACCTAAAATTAAAACCGTATTTGTTTTCATAAAATAAATAACCAGCTGATGAATCTTTTGATGCACCCTTAGCTGGAACTGACTTTGATGCTAACCAAGTAATTAATGTAAAAGGTTTTTTCATATTGCCAATAAATCCATATGGATTCGTTGTTTCATCGACAATAATTTCTTTATCAGTTTTGATATAATTTTTTAAAATATTTTCAACAGTGTCAGATATTTTTTGTGATGTGGGAAATTTTTTTCCAACTTTAACAGTCTCATTAGTAATTGTTTCTCTTGATACTAAATTAAGAGTAAAAGATTCGGTGCCTTCATCAATCATAACATTTGTAACTGACCCAACATGAAAATATCTTGATGGTCTGTCTGAAAAATCTAATCCCTCTTTATTTACTTCTGAGTTTCCAGCGATTTTAATCAAGACTCTCTCACCACCTCTAATTGGTAAACCATTGAATACAGTTTGCATTTTACCATTTTCACCTTGTATAGTATTACCTGTATTAACTACAATTGCTCTTGCAGTAACAGTTGGTGAAAAAATATTTTCAAAGTAAGTGAATGCAATAACACCCGCAGAAATGTCAACATTTCTTGAACCATCTGCAGATTCAATTATAAATTTTTCATATATGGATTTGTTGATTGCTGCCATTATTGTTTAAGTGCTAATGATGAATATTTTTTCACAATGTCTTTCTCAGCATTTGTATTCATATTATTTAAGCTACTTGTGCTGCCACTACCACCACCTGTAGATGTCATTTTAGTTGGAGACTCAACTGCTTTCTCAACAATCACGACAGTATTTTGATTTCTTTTTCTATTTCTCTTTAAAGAACTTCTATTTTTTGTGTTTGGAACAACATTTTTAGCATTATCTTTATTCTTTCTCTTAAACGGATTGAGAAAATCTGCTGCTATTTTTAAAGGATTGAGATCTTTAGCTTTGTCCGCTACCTGCTTGATTTGTTCCTTTCCTTTATTTACCAATAGTTCATCATTATCATCAGGTTTTTGTGCCTCTCTTTTTGCTTTACCTCCAACCAAACTATCTAACTTCTCATTTATACCATCTACTATTATTTTTTCATCTTGACCTTCATCGTTCTCCTCTTGCTGCTCAAACATTTTCATTCCTATTGTTTCTCCCTGACTTTGAGCTTCGTCTGATTCTAATTTGTTAAAAAATCGGTCAGATTTTATTGTTTTTGAAACAGATTCATCAGTTTTTTGTGATTGAATATTTACATTGACATTATCAGATTCTCCCTCTTGATTTGATAAATCTAAATTTGAGGACATGGGTTTTACATTTTCATCGTTTGGTGTAATTGTAGATTCTGGTGCATCATCTCCTGATCTATTTTCTTGACTTCCTTCACCCTCCTCTGGGTCAATATTAATTAAACCCTCTGGGTCGTTTGGATTTAGTCCCAAGTTTTGTGGTCTATTTAAAAAGTTAACTGAGCTAATTAAATCTTTTCTTAATACTGTCAATCCACCAATAATTTCATCAGTTGCTTTATCAGCATCTGATTTCATTTGATTTAAATCAATCTTAGGTAATGATTGAAAAGCATCTTGAATGTCTTGACCCATTCCAACTAAAAAATCTTTTACTCCATCAATATATCCCGTAAGAACACCTATGACATTTTGAATCATTCTAATTAACTTTTGAAGTGATTTAAGAATGTTAGGAAGAGTATTAACAAACCAACCTAATAAAACCACACCAAAAAAATCAAGAATTCTTCCTAAAAATCCTTTCGTGCTTCTACTTACAACATTACCTTGTTTTTTTGCAACACCCTTTACACTCGATGATTCTAACTCATCCTCTCTATCTTTTCTTCTTATATTTTCTTGTCTTTTTTTAAAATATTCATTATCAACTCCTATTAAAGATCTTTTAAAAACATTACTTTTTCGTTGACTTTTTATAATCTCATTTGCAGTTGATATCGATTGTCCAATACCTTTTCCGAAATTAGTTACTGAGTCTCTTATAGAATTAAGACTTAAAGATGATTTTAGTACTGAATCTCTTCTTGCTCTTATTGACATTAAGCATCTCCAGTAAGATTAAACATACTCTCAGCCATCACTATCGAAGTATTTGCAAAATCAAATGATGGTATATTAGGAATTGGTTGAGAATCTTGTTTTGATGATGGAGTGCCTCCAGAACCTGATACACCATTGTTTTGATTGAGTGGTATGTTTATTACAGTTGGAGAACCCTCTGTCAATTCTAAATTTGATGCAATCTCTGATTTATCACTCTTGATTGGGGTTACACTATCTCCTCTATTAAATGCAAAACTTGAATCAACTAATTCTGCATTTGACATATCTACACTTTCTTCACCACTTACTGGTTCAACGTTAGATCCATCACCAGCACCCTCTTCTTCACTTTTTGTAACACCTGTTATTCTGTCTGACGCACTCTCTGCCATGCCACCGACAACCATCGAACCAACTATTCCAAGTATACCACCTAAAATTCCACCAACAGCAGTTCCTATTGGACCGCCAATAAATGTTCCTGCAATAGCACCAAGTTTCATACCCCCCGCAAAACCAACACTACTACCAATTAGACCTGACGCAACACCTGATGTGGCTTGAACCATACTCTGATCAGGTTTTCCATCACCATCATTATCCTTTCTGCGGGAAACAAAATCAAATGCCCCAGAAATAGCATTTATGATAAGGTTTGCTTTACCCAGACGTAACTTACCAATTTTCAGACCACCACCTGTAGATGGTGGTTTTTTCATATCTTCAGCGATTTTTTTAATACCAAACCCACCAATACCGAGTCCTCCCAAAATGGATAGAGGTTTTTTTGCTACATTAAGAAGGGTTTTAGGTGCATTCCTTACAGCGTTACCAAATTGTTTTTTTAATAATTCAGTAAAATTCTTCACGTTGTTTTTAATGAAGTTAGCCAACATTCTAAATGGAGCTTTTATAAAAGCTCCTACCACAAATCTAAATGCAAGTGCTGCTAACCCCTTAATTAATGCAACAGCTTTTGAGACTGCCATCACGATGACAGTTATACCTGTGCCTACAATTAATAAGTCTGAAACTATTCTTAATTTTAATTTGTTTAACGCATCAACATTACCTTCTGATTTTAATCTAATAAATTGTAATGTTTGCTCAACTAACCAACCACCTGCAAGTATAAGAAGGAAATTGGTAAGTCTACTTAGAATACCACCTGCAAAGTTTGCGACACGACGAACTGGTGTCAATAATGCAAACTGAACTTTTCTTTCTAAATCTGATTCTTTTCCTTCTCTTAAACCTTGCTCAGCTAATATTGCTTCTCTTCTTTGTTTTGCTGCCTCTCTTTGTCTATCTAATTGATCACTTATTGCTAGATTTTGTTGTATTAAAGCTAAAGAATTATTTAATGAACCTACTTGTCCTGATATATTTGCTAATTGTCCCGATATGCCTGAAAGAGCAAGTGAATTTTGACTTAATAAACTTGTTGTTTGTGGATCTGGTTGAGGTGGTGGAACAGCACGACCAGTAAAGACACTAGAAGATATACTTCTTCTAATGCCTCTAACTCCTCCTGCTATCGGTGATCCTAAACCTTGTTCCTCATCCATTTTGTTCTTGTTGTGCCTTTAGATTTTCCTCTTCAACGTATTGTTGTAAAAGTGAGACATAAATTTCTCTCTCCCAAGGAATCATATTTTCAAGCTCTGTCAAGCTATATTTATGGTGCTGCATCATGGCAAAGTTTAATTTATAGTATGACACTAAATCTTCGTGTGCCATACTTATCCGAAAAAACTCTGCAGCCCCTCTATTTTAACATCACTTTCAACTTTTGTATTTGGATTTGTAACCTTGATCGTATGAGATAATTTTGGCATTGTCACAAAAAAGTTTTCAACTAATTTAAATTGACTTGAATTTAGTGATTCTACAAAATCAGATAGTTCTTTTTTTGTACACTCATCACTTGTCCAAGACTCTTCTTCAGTGTAAACTTGATCAATACAGGATGCAATAAGATCAAAAGTATCATCTACACCCATATTTTCCACAGCACCAAAATTATTTTTGATAAACTCATTAAGAGATGGGTATTTCATTCTAAGAGTGTATGTATCATCTAATACTATGTCAGTGGAATGATTCTTATCCTTTTGAATTTTTATACTATCAATATCAATTGACATTGGAACTTGTGTTTTTCCATCGTCTGGACAAGTTACCATAACTTCAATTTTTTCACCCACTGATTTTCCACGAATATTTAAAAACAAATATTCTATATCAAAGGTTGAGAGTTTTTCAACTTTAATACCTTTTGACAGTATACATTTCGAGATTACATCTTTTACAGATCTTGCGATTTGTTTGGTATCCTGAGATTCCATTGCAAGAATCAGTATCTTTTCTTCCTTAACTAAGAAAGGTCTATATTTTATTTTTCTGTTTGATGAAGGAAGAGTCAACTCATATGTAGGAGTTGAAATGGTTGGTAAAGGCATAATATTCTAAGCACTTCAATGTCATTATTTATAGGGGTTGTTTAGGATGATTTTTAACCTAATCTTGTTTCTCTAGAACCAACAGAAATTAAGTCATATCCGTTTGATGGTAAATTAACTGTATATCTTGTATTGCTGTTTAACAATGATATACCACTAGCAACCTCATTCAAAGCATTATTAGAATTATAAGTTCGATTATCACCTGGTCCTGCACCTTTAGAAAATCTACGATTATTTAAGTTAATGCCTAAAGCCCTTGCTAGTGAACTTGATTCTCCACAAATATACCTATCATAACTAAAATTAGCACTACACTTAAGGACTTGTGAATTATTGTAGGAAACTCTTGTAGAATTTAGTGACAAAGGAAACAAACCTACAAATCTATACTCTAAAAATTGAAAATGATTTGCCTCAAATTTGACAATTCTTGTATCATTTGATTTATACTCATTAGGATATCTCATTTTAAAATGGTATGAATCTCCTGAAGGATCTGAATTTGAACTTCCTGAAATAAATTCCATCCAATGTTCTATAAATTTAAGTGATTTATATTCATTATCAACATAAAAATCAAAAGTTATTTGAGTGAAATTTCTGGTGTGTGCAAATCTTTCTACGAGTCCTTGGTAATCACCTGCAGTATTCAATGCTGCCATCGCACTGCCTGGTAAAACAGCATCAGAACATAATAATCCTACGTTGTCTGAAACAAAACGATCATTTATTCCCTTTTGTCTTAAAAATCTCCTACAATCGCCTCTTGGTAGAACAAATTTAACAAGAAATTTTGATGTCTGAGCTACATTCTGTAACTTAGGCATTATATCTGATATTCCTCTTGGTCTTGGTGCTGGCACTCTAAATACTTCTATAGTATAGTTATTTAGATGGCTTATAGGGGAAAATACTATCCTTCCTTTCCTAGAAAGTACAAAGGTGATCCAACTAATATCATCTACAGATCATTATGGGAAAGAAAGTTTATGGTATATTGTGATAAAAATGCAAAAATATTAGAGTGGGGTAGTGAAGAAATCGCTCTTCCATATATTTCACCTCACGATAGTCGTGTTCATCGTTACTTTCCAGATTTTTATATTAAAGTTCAAGAGAACACGGGAAAGGTAAAAAGATATCTAATTGAAGTGAAACCACTTAAACAAACTGTTAAACCAAAAAAACCAAAGAGACAAACAAAAGGATACATTCGTGAGGCATTTGAATATGCAAGAAACCAAGCAAAGTGGAAAGCAGCAAGAGAATATTGTGCTGACCGAATGTGGGAATTCAAAGTTATTACAGAAAAAGAGTTAGACATATGAGTCGTATAGATCCTATAATGAAAAATCTTATCGGCACAGAGAGTCCCGATGACTTAGCAACAGAAGTGTTAGGTGTACTAACTGAAGGAAGTAATGTTCCTGAACCTGGTAATTTTTATGTTTTTGTTTATCGTGCAAAAACACCTGGTATTGCATACGATTCACACCCACTTGTTGCGGTGACTGATGTTTTTCAATGGGGATTCAAAGGATTAAATTATCACTGGGGAGAAATGAGACAATATACCTTCCCAGAAGTGGTTGGTGGTCTGTATAAAGTAGATGAAATGGAGTTAAGAGATCTAAGAACTCTGCCTTTTGTCAAAATCATACTAAATACTTAAAAAAAGATATAAATGGCTTTAGGTACTTGGAAAGAAGATCCACAAGAGAATGCGATACTTCAAGATGAGTTTAATCGTCTTGGTGGTAATGAGGATATTGGATTAAAAGAAAAAATGCAAAAAGCCACGCAAGCACATAAAATTGCGGGTAGAACTAGAATAGCTAATCAAAAAAATGTATCCTCATCACATGATTCATCAATATACTTATCATATCCAGTAGCAAGAAATAATTCAGAAAAAACAGGTGATACTCTTAGGATAAAATGTGTTGAGTATTTACCACCTGAGAGTGGAGCAGGTTTAGGTGTCACTGTGAAGGGTGCTTTCTATTCAACAGATGGTGGTCAAACCAAAGAGGTTGTCACAAATTCAATGAGAAAAGATCCAAAAAGTAAATTTTATAATACAAAACCTAGCATCAGTATGAATCTTGAGGATGCTAATTCCAGAATTAGTCGGATGCAAAAGACAAAATATTATATTGAACTACCAATTCCACAAGAGGTAAATGATTCAAATTCTGTTACTTGGGGTGAAGATAAAGTGAATGCCCTTGAGTTGGCAGCACTTTCAGTCGCAAGTTCTGCAATGTCGGGCGGTATTGGTGATATGGCAGAAGTAGCAGTCGAAGCATTAAATACAGGTGTGAGCATACCAGGATTAGGTTCTGATACACAAGACGCTGTTAGAGCTGCTATCTCTGGAAAAGCTCTTAATGCTCTAGGGTCTCAGGTCAGTGCGGAAAGTGTAATTGCACGTTCAACAGGTCAGATTTTAAACAATAATTTAGAATTATTATTTCAAGGTGTAAACTTAAGATCTTTTCCATTCAGTATTACATTTTCACCACGTAGTCCTGAAGAGTCTAGAGTTGTTAAATCAATAATTAAGTCACTTAAAATGTCGATGGCACCAAAAGCAGGTGAGTTCAGTGAATCAGCTCAAGGAATATTTTTAAAATCTCCTGATGTATTTCAATTAGATTATTTACGTGATGGTCGAAATCATCCATTCCTTAATTCATTTAAACTAGCAGCATTAACTGGTATGAGTGTAAATTATACAAATGCTGGAACATATGCGTCATATGAAGATGGAACACCTGTTAATATAAGAATGAATTTAACATTCAAAGAACTCAATCCAATATATCACGAGGATTACTTACAGGGTCCAGCAGGTGAAGGAGTTGGTTTCTAATGGGTTATTTTAATGAATTACCAAATATAGCGTATCAGTCGCCATTATTACATAAAAACTCTTCAAGAGATTACATTGTAATAAAAAATATATTTCGTAGAACAAAACTCGCTGACTATCTAGGCGATGCTGTCACTGTATTTCAAAAATTTGTTATAGGTGATGGAGATCGTCCTGATACAATCGCTGCAAAAATATATGGAGATTCAAGACTAGACTATGTAATAGTTCTAATAGCAGGTATAACAAATATTAACCATCAGTGGCCACTCCAAGATTATCAAGTATATGATTATGCATTATCAAAATATGGTTCTGAATCTAAAATGAATGAGATACGTTATTATGAAACTTTTGAAATTAGAGACCAACTTGATAGACAAATACTACCACCTGATTTGATAGTTGATAAAGATTTTAAAATTTATGGTACTTTTCATAAATTTCCCACTACAACATATACAATAAGAACTGAAGCTGGATATAGACAATTAGACGATAAAGATGAATATTCTGTTATTACAGATAATATTGCTCGTGCTGTCACTAATTTAGACTATGAATATCTACAAAATGAGAAAAAAAGGGAGATTGATATTTTAGTGCCTGGATATCTACAAACATTTATAAATGATTTAAGAGATATAATGAGATATGATCAAAGTTCAAGTTATATTAGTCCTAATTTAGCAGCAACAGAAAATACTGAAGTGGTCAATCCATAAAAAAAGGGGGTCAGATGACCCCGTATAATTATTCTTCTGCGAGTTTCGCAAAGTATGATAGTGCATCATCCTCTTCTTCTGCAGCAGCAGGAGTTGGTTTTGATACAGCAGCAGTTACTAATTCTTCTGCTTCTCCACGATCAATATCCTCCTCTTCAAACTGTGGTGCAGCGGACTTCTTATTTCCAAGAACATAGTCTAGACGAGTCTTTAACTCATCATATGTCTTGAACTGGTCTGGTGCAACAATCTCAGCGAGTGAGAACTGTTTCTTCCAGAGTGCTTCCATTGCATCGTCATCATCAAGTAAAGGACTTGGTGCTGCAAATTCAGAACTATCGTAGTTTCTGTATCCTGCAACATTCTTTGCTTTTAACTTAAAGTTAGCACCTTGCCAGAAATCAAATGGATCGATTGCTTCCTCATCTTCAAACTCAGGTTGCATTGCTGCAGTAAGTTTGTCAAAGATTTTCTTTCCATA